TAAAGAAGGCTGGTGAGTTTATCTCTGGCACTGGACTGGATCGTATGCGTGACTGGTATGATACTACCATCACCCGTGACCAAGCCATCAACCTATTCACCAAGACACTGGCTGTACGTACCGACAATGTGACACGTAAGAAGGAACACAATAAGGTAATGCTATCTAACCTTATGAAAATCTTTGACGAAGAGAACCGTCACCTGCATGGCAGAGGATTATATGAAGGGTACAGTGAGCGTGATAACGGTACGCTCTGGTCAGCATACAATGCTGCTACATACTGGTCTTCGCACCCCAACAGCAAGCGTGGTGCAGACCATAACGTAAAGGTTAACCGTGAGGATCGTGTTCGCAAGATGCTACACTCTAATGAGTGGACTGGTCTTGAAACTAAGAGCATGGCACTGGCGGCTTAACTAATAGAGAGATGTTGTGAAGGGAACCTACACTGTAGGTGAGTGATCATACCTCATGCAACAAAGGCTTTACCTTTCAACTCTACGTAGAGGCTGGTAGGGGCAACATCTCTCTTACTTTTATTTGAACGTGTCCTGTAGCAAGGACTAGTCTGGCAGACCCCCTGCGACGATGAGAAGTGAGGTAGCACTCACAAACAAAGGACTAACACTGTTACGTGTCGGTCACTGGGACCGTAAGAGAGAGCGTGGATAGTGCCATTGAGGCCCATGCTACATCATAAAATGTAACATGAGAGTGAAGCGTGTCCCTCACCAGTAACTTTTATGGGAGAAATATAATGGGGCTGATACTAGCATTACTATATTGGTTAGCTGCATTTATCTTTTTAATCTTAGTCCTTTGGGCTTTCTACACTAGGAAATAACATGGCAAAAAAAATATATCATATACAATGGTTAGATGCATGGTGTCAGTCAGCAGGTTGGGAAGAACCACCCAAACAAGATGGTGTTCTATGTCAGACTGTTGGTTTTCTTGTTGATGAAAGTAAAGAAATGATTACTCTTGCAGGTAGTTACGATGGTGCTAAGTACTATCAACAGATGATGTCAATTCCAAAAGCTAATATTAAATCAAAGAAACTTATAAAGTAAGGAGAAATATAATGGAATTATTAATATTAATAATAAAAATATTAGCATTTTAATGTCATACATTATCACGCAGTCTGATCATAGTACAATAGAAGACCTCGCAGAGATAGATGTCATGGTAGAAGAGTTAACTGAGAAAACAAAAATGTTTGACTCTCATAAAGAAGCAGAACTCTATCTAATAAATGATGGCATATATCCACAGAGCGGGGTCTTTCCTTTTAATATTAGAATAGAGAGAGTGCAATGAGAGATTGGTTATACATTCTTATGTTGGCATCTGTTCTTGTTATATTTAAAAATACAATAGTAAAAGGTGAAGAGAAAGAAATAGCCTGTCTAGCAGAGGCAGTATATTTTGAAGCACGGTCTGAAGGTATACTGTCGCAGCTAGGTGTGGCTGTAGTGGTGTTGAATAGGGCTAACTTACATGACTATCCATCTAATCTCTGTGATGTGGTGCATCAAAGTAAACTATGGAAGGGTAATCCAGTACGAAATAAATGTATGTTTTCTTACTGGTGTGATGGTAAGCCAGAGAGGATAACAGATCACGATGCATACGAGAGAAGTTTGTTCGTATCTAAACTAGCCTTGAATGGTGTAACAATAAAATATATTCAAAGTGCTACACACTACCATGCACAGTATGTCAAACCATTCTGGGCTACTAGTCCTAGATTTAAAAGGTTAGTCCGACTTGGTAGTCATATATTTTATCTTGACACCAAAGCTAAATAGGATTATAATTATGATGACTGAACGAGAAAGATTACATTCTCATATATTAAAACTAACTAGGTTAGCAGATGAAAAAGATAATGTAATTAAAAATTTAAGAAAGGAGTTAGCGCAGTACAAGAAAGACTATGCTAACCGTAACACTTGGGCAGAATACGAGGAAGACAATGACTAAAAACTTTTGGCAGCGTGACCGCAACACCATCTTCAGAGACTTAGTTAATCAGTATGAAGAAGAAGGTTACGATAAGAAAGAAGCTAAGAAACTTGCACGTCAAGAAGTAAATGAAATTATGTTAGATAAAGAAGACTTTGTATCTGATGTATGGGATAGTACCTACGATGAAGGTTGATCTTGTAGATCATATGGGTAGTGATCTTACTGTTGTCAATGCAGCCAGGGTTTCTTTTAATAAAGAAAGTGACTGGAACTATTGGCGAGATAAAGACGATGGTGATTTAGTTAAGTCCTATATGAAAGACAAAGATAAAAAACTTATCAGCTATCTAGCTAGACATAATCACTGGACACCATTCGGACATTGCTCTGTACAGTTTCGTATATCAGCACCTATCTTTGTAGCAAGACAGTTAGTCAAGCACCAGATAGGTCTGGTATGGAACGAAGTTAGTAGACGATACGTCAGCAACTCTCCTGATTTTTGGAGAGCTGATGAATGGCGAGAAGTATCTGACGATAAGAAACAAGGATCATCTAGCAATATTGTAAAAGAAAATGATACCGTATCCTACATATATAGAGAAACTGTTAGACATTGTACTGACACTTACAATCTTATGTTAGAGAAGGGTGTGTGTCCAGAGCAAGCAAGGACCATACTACCTCAGTCACTCTACACAGAGTGGTACTGGTCTGGCACACTAGCTGCATTTGCTAGGGTTTGTAAATTAAGAATGAGTGAAGACTCTCAGAAAGAAACAAGAGAGATAGCAGAACTTATCTGTAATGAAATGGATAAACTGTTCCCTGTATCATGGAAGGTACTAACTAATGAGACGCAAGAATAAATGGAATGTTGTATTACATAAAGAGATAGGCGATGTTGTCATAGTTTCTTTCACAACTAAGAAGCAAGCCGAAGACTACCTACTTACAAGAAAAGAATTAACACATCACCTGATTGGTAATCAGGATGTATATACTGTGGAGTATGGCAAATGATTAAAGCTTATGAAGGCACAGTAATAGCTGGTCCTTGTCAGATTGAGAATGTTTCTCAGGGTATAAGAATAGCAGAGCATTGTAAAAAAGTATGCGATAGTCTAGGATATGATTACTACTTCAAGGCATCCTTTGATAAAGCTAACAGATCACATGCAAGTAGTGATCGTGGCATGGGTTTTGTGTTGGGTAGCAATGCAATACAAAGTGTAGCTGAGTCAACCAAAGTTAAAACATGTGTAGACTTCCATGATATTAGACAAATTAAAACTGTATTTAAATGGGGTAAGTTACCTGATATAATACAGATACCTGCTTTTTTGTGTAGACAGACTGATCTAATAAGAGAGGCGGTTAATACAGGTGCTATTGTTAATATAAAAAAGGGTCAGTTCCTAGCACCTTGGGATGTAGCAGGTATCTTATCCAAGACAGGCATGGAGAATGTCATGATCACAGAACGTGGCTCATGCTTTGGATATAATAATTTAGTGGTTGACTTTACTGGCTTAGTCTATATGATAAAGGAATACCAGTACAAGCATGGTGTGCCTATTGTGTTTGATGGTACGCACTGTGTTCAAAAGCCAGGAGGATTAGGACAATCCTCTGGTGGTAACAGAGAGTATGTACCGTACATGTTACGTGCGGCAGCATCAGTAGGTGTGTATAACTTTTTTATGGAGGTACATGAAGAACCAGATAAATCACCAAGTGATGGTCCAAACATCTTACGCCTTGAAGATTTTGAGGGTGTATTGAAATCGCTGAAGCGTTTACAGAACAGTATCTAATACTTAGTAGGTAGTGGAGTTACTTACGTAACTACCTACTAAGTATTAGTTTAAGGAAGGGGCGAACATGCAACAGCACGAAACCAACAGCAAGTTTATTAAGCACATGGCCTGTGATAGCTGTGGCTCAAGTGATGCCAACAGTCTCTACGATGACGGCCACACACATTGTTTTAGTTGTCACACAACAGTCGGAGCGAACCAAAACATGCAGACAGAACAAGTCATTCCAATCCAGCGTAACAACAAGTTAAACTTTCAGTTACATTCTATTGACGACAGAAAAATTAGTCTTGATACATGCAAGAAGTATAATGTTACCGTAGCTAACGAGGGTTCGATGGTTACTAATCACATGTACAAATACTATGACAAGGATGGATCGCATGTCGCATCCAAGTTCCGCAAGACTAGTAACAAACAGTTCTGGTCTGAAGGTGAGCTATCCAATGCTGGTTTGTTTGGACAGAATGTATTCAACCAAGGTGGTAAGTACATCACAGTATGTGAGGGTGAGCTTGATGCTATGAGTGCATACGAGTTGCTTGGTTCTAAGTGGCCTGTCGTATCTATCAAGAACGGTGCAGCGTCTGCACTCAAGAACTGCAAACAATCCTTTGACTACCTCAATAAGTTTGACAGTGTTGTCCTCTGCTTTGACAACGACGAGCAAGGTAGACAGGCAGAGCAACAGGTAGCGCAGTTGTTTGAACCTAATAAGTGCAAGATCGTAACGCTTGATCTTAAAGATGCTAATGAGTATCTCAAGATAGGCCAGCGTGAGAAGTTTGTACAGGCATGGTGGAACGCACGTACTTACACACCAGCAGGTATTGTAAACCTAGCAGAGCTAGGCGAGGGATTGTACGACGAGAAGATCAATGAGACTTGTCCTTATCCTTGGGCTAAGATGAACGAGAAGACTTATGGTATGCGTACTGGAGAGCTTGTGACGTTCACCTCTGGTGCAGGGATGGGTAAGTCCAGCATCTTACGTGAGCTAATGCATCACATAATGCGTAACACAGAAGCTAACATCGGTGTGCTTGCTCTTGAAGAAAGCACTAGGAACACTGCCTTTAACATCATGAGTGTCGAAGCTAATGCTAGACTGTATATCAAAGAGATACGTGAACAATACACACCAGAGCAACTCAAGGAATGGCAAGATGCTACGCTTGGTGGTGGTAGGTTCTTTGCCTTCGATCACTTTGGTAGCATTGAGAACGATGAGATACTGGATCGTGTACGCTATATGGCAAAGGCACTTGACTGCAAGTGGGTGTTCCTTGATCACCTATCTATCCTAGTATCAGGTCAGGAGGACAATGGTGACGAGCGTAAGTCTATTGACATACTAATGACCAAGCTACGTTCACTTGTTGAAGAGACTAACATAGGCTTGCTACTTGTCAGTCACCTACGTAGGCCATCAGGTGATCGTGGTCATGAAGATGGTCGTGAGGTATCGCTCTCACATCTACGTGGCTCTGCATCTATTGCTCACCTATCTGATGCAGTCATTGGTCTGGAGCGTAACCAACAGGCTGACGATGACGTTGAGGCTAACACTACTACTGTTCGTATACTCAAGAACAGATACACTGGTGAGACAGGTGTATCATGTTACCTACACTATGACCGTGACACTGGTCGTATGACACAGGTAGACAACCCCTTCATGGAAGGAGAGGAGTAATGTCTAAAATTAAAATAACAAAAGATCAAGTAGATTTTATTTTTAGTTGGTCAGATATGCGAACAGACTGTTATCACCAAGGGTTTAATTGGATTTTTGATGATGATGATTATTATAAAGAATACAATGCTGGTGTTGATGAGTACGGTAGTCCTATTCCTGGTTATTGGTTGCCTCATGATCATATTAAATCGTGGATGTGGGACGCAGTAGAACACTGGAATCGTGGGCTTAGAGAGGTTCCAGATTTACCATCTGGAGATACCACTTACAGCAAGTGTACACTATATAAAGACTGTCTTATGTGTGATGGTGATGGAGAACTAGAATCAGGAGGGTGGTGTGCAATATGTCAGGGAGAGGGTAGAACATTAAAACCTAAGAACGAAATTAAACAATATGTTAATAAGTGGATACAGTTAAAATCACAAGGCTACAAGAAAGAGATAGTATAATGCAAACAGTTAAAAAGAAATTTGACAAGGCTCTCTATGATGTTGCTGATAAAAAAGCCAAAGAGGTTATGATTAAATGGCTTGAGAAAAATACAAACTCAACAGATATTAATATGAAAGAAGATACTTACTTTGATATTACATGTAGCATCTCACCTGATTTACCTAGACAATTTTATGAAGTAGAAATAAAATATTCTTGGAAAGGTGATTGGCCTAGATCGTGGAGAGATATACGTATACCATATAGAAAGAAAAGACT